ACTATATTTTGTTAATCTTTCTATAGCTTCTTCACCAAATGTTTCTTTATATAATTTTCTTATTTGACCTTTTCCTGGACTAGCTAAACTACCTGTTTTACCTTCGGCAGCATTTTTAAAATTCAATATTTGTTTTCTAATAGGTCTTGAAGTAAATGTAAGATCGGCTATGCCTGAGTTAATTAAAGCATCATCAACCACGGTGTTTATATCGTCTTTATAAGTTCTACTTATTTCGTTTATACGATTTGTTAATCTAGGATAAAGATCAGTAGCCGCTTTTTCATCTAATACTTTTTCAAAAATAGGTGTATCTTTTCCTGCTGTTTTAATATTATCAACTTGTAAAATAAGATTTTGTATACTTTGTTCTGAGTTATTAATAAATTCTTTTTTCTTTCTACCCATTAAATTCAATAACTCTCTACTAATTGTTTGACCTGTAACGTTAGAGTCTAATTTATCAAAAAGTTTACTAAATAATTTTTGTATAACTTCTTCATTACCCTCCATCGCGTCATCATAAAACTCTTTATACGCAGGGTTATTTGTACCTTGAATTAACATAGCTTCTATATCAGCAATAACAGCTTCTTTAGAAGCACTAGCTAAGGTAGGATTATAAGTTAATTGTTCTCCTATATCATTAGTTAATCCTTCAATAGCTTCGTCAATATCTAATAAACTAACTTCTTCATCAAGTTTTTTATCACGTCCAACACTTTTTATTTTTTCACCGCGTTTACTTGCTCGTTTACGTTCTATCGCGGCTTTTATCGCAGCCACATCTTCTGCTGCTAAATCAGTACCTCTAATAGCACGAACAAGTTTTGGCAA